TGTGTGAATCGCGGTAACGGTGGGCTTCAACGTAGAAGGGATGTCCGCGTCCACCAATCCACGAAACGTCGGCGTCGCCGCGCTGCCGCTCGTTGGGCCTGCAAAGAATGAGTTGCTCGACTGCGTATGCAAGGAAGGTGCGAAGGTGCCGGTCGTTGTGATAGGTGAGCCTGTCACGCTGGAGTTGAACACCGTCCCGTCACCTGTAAAGGCCGCGCTTGTCACGCTGCCGTTTCCCGTCCCCGCGCCCAGGTTGCCCCGCGCCGTCGCCGCGTTCGCCACATCACTCAAGTTATTCGTGCGATGCAGGGCGTTAGTGTTGTCGTAGGCAATGCTCGTATTCAGCTTCGTGAACGCGGTTCGGAGACCGTCGCCGGTGTTGTCATTCGCGGCTGAACCGACATTGACGTTGGTAATCTGCGCCGTCGCGGAAAGCGCGAAGCACAACGGAATGAGTGAGAGAAGTTTCTTCATGGGTTCACAAGTTGAAAAACGGCTCCGTCGAAATAATATTCCTTCCAGTGGAGGTCCGCGCGTTTGATTAAATACTCCGCAGGCGCACCAATGGGTTCCGCAGTGACGACCGCTGCCGTCTGTTGCACCCATGTCCCCGGCGTGCCGCCCGCCGTGCATCGCCAGATTGCAAGGGCCGCGTCCACCCAAAATTGTCCCTCGACGAACGTCCCCTCAGTGGGAGCGCCAAGCAGTAAGGTCGGGTCGCCATCCAAGCCAAGGCTCGCCGTCATTCCGAAGGCGAGCGACGCATCAATCGCCTCGAAGTTGTCTTGTGAAATCGCGCCCCGGTCGCCCGCATTGGTCAAATCGCTTAGGTTGTTCATGGGAATTTCTTTACCTGCAAAGTTGCTGTGACCGCCGACAAAATCTGTTTCCAGCCTTCGTCGCAGACCGTCGTTGCCACGAGCAAGAAGTTTTGATCAACCAATCCCGTTACGGCCGCAAAATTGAACGTCGAGGCTTCCAATGAATGCGGAACGTCAGTCTGGTAAATGAGTTCCCCTGCGTCCTCAGTTATGCTGCCGCCGTCCGCCGTCACCATCTCAGAGTCCGCCGTGATTTCCTCGCTGTCTGCCGTCAAGCCCTTGTAGATCGAGAGGCGTGTGTAGAGCTTAGCCAAGTCGAATCGTGGCAGGTATCCTCCAGGGTCCGGTAATTTCCATGTGACCGACACGTCCGCGCCGCCGCCAGCGAAGACCGCGTTCCTCGTCCTCCCGTTCACCGCTAGCAAGCAGGGAGGCGGCACGCGCCATGCCACGCCGTCAAGCGTCTGGTCGAAGGGACCGACTTCGCTGATGTCCTGCTCGCCCAAGGCAATCTTGAAAGTTTCCTCGTTCGTCGGGCGAAAATCATTTCGAGACAGCACCGGCAAATCAGATCGGTTAGCCACCAATACGCGCGTCCCCGCCGCGTGGTCCTGAACTGGAGTCCCGAACCTTCCTCGAATCAATTGTATGCGATACAACCCCGCACCAACGAGTGTCCAGCCGGCCACGGAGCAAATTTCATCGTCCACGAACAGCAAGACGGTATCCGACAACGCATCGAAGGCGTTCACGTCGGGCAGTGTCAAATCAGGCCCATCAAACTGCACGCGCATCCCGCGACGAAGGTCAATCGTCCTTGTGTCGAGCGCGTAACCCGCGTCCACGTAGCCGTGCATCGAAAACTTGTCCTGTGTTCCGAGCAAGACGTAACTGTCCGGGACCGCACCGCTCCAAACCTTGTTGCGCTTCAACCATACCTTGAAGTTGGTCGATGCGGTCGAGTCCCTTGCAACCAGCGCCGCCAGTGCGGGTGAACCTGGGCACAGCCCCGGAGGCAGTTCAAAGAGCCGGAGCCGGTTGTAATCGACAACCAAGATGGGGTCGGGAATGATTGGCGGGTCCGGTGGCGGGTCCGGGGGATAATGTAGCTGGACGTTCGGAGGCGGGAATTGCTGTTCCAGCGACGCCAGCAGGTAAGCGCGGTCTGCCTTGAATCCAATCTCAAACTCGGGCACGTCGGGACCGGGCAGGCTCCGATACTGCACGCGAAAGACAAGATTCTCCGTCGAGCGATGCACATACGAAATCAGGAACGCGCTTCCCGGTGTGAGCGCGGCGAAAAGGTCGTCGTCATATTGCAGCTTCAACTTGCCTGCGACCGATGGCAGGGAAGAAATCTGTCCCGCGAGCGCCGCCAATTGCTTGGCCAAGGTTGGGTTCGTCACCCAAGGTCTGTCCACCGTCAGCGGGTCGGTATGGCGAATGACGTTCAAGACGCCGATGTCGCGCCATTCAACCGAATCATCCTGATAGTCGGTGTCCCTGTTCAGGAACGCGAGCCGCGTGCTCGGATAGGTCGTGCTCCAGTCCTGTGGTTCAAATTCCGGGAAGTCCGCGATGTTTTCATCCGCCACGGTCGGTAGATCGTCAATCGTAACGGGAATTACGGCACGTAATGACAAATTGAAATCCGCGTCGAGGACCGGGAGCATGTCCACGGTCTCACAAAGTTCCGTGATGATGGTTCGCGCCTCGTCGCCGCGCGAAAGCACGCGCGAGACACCAATCCCAATGCGCGTCTGCACGGGTGGATCGTCCTCGTTGAATGTCGCCGGAAAATTCCCGAACACGTCCTTTATTCCGCCCTGTCCAATCTCATCGTCTTCCAGCGCCAGACCAGCGCGGCGGTTCTGTAACAAGTCCGCGAACACGAACGCCGGGTTGGCCTCGCCATCGATGATGGAAGCGGGAAGGTTGTCCTCTGTGACCCATGTCGGCATCGGGTTTCTCGATAAAACCAGTTCCACGTTGGGCACGTTGGTTTGGTTGAAGCCGAAAAATAGCTGCTGAAAAACCACGTAACAAAAGCCGAGATAAGCCGGATGCTCGTTGCCGGATGCCGTGAGCAGATATGCGTCCGCCGTCTGCGTCTCCGTCCCCCAATAAATCCGCATGACGCCATAGTCCGGGATTGTCACGTCAGCGAAGTCGGGATTCGTGCCGTCGCGCAAAATTGGGTCTAAACGCACGCGGGCAAAGACGCCGCCTGACTGCGTCCATGTGGCAATGAGAATGGTTGCCGGCGTCGCAAGGGTGTAGGAAAACTGTGTCGGACTCTCAACGTGGATGGCAACTTCGACATTGTATTCCGGCTGGTCAGCGCCCGTGATAATCACAACCTGGCCGTCCACCAACCCGTGCGCGTTCGCTGTCTGAAATACCCCTGTCGGTTGCGGGAGTCCGGGAGCCGCGCCTACTGCCGTCAACGATACCGCCTGCAATGCTACGGTGGACGCGAACACTGGCTCGCCGTTGAGGAAGATGTCATGCAGTCCGTCCACCGGGCCGTGACAAGCCAGCCCTGCGAAAGATGCGAAATAATTCTTGCCCGTCTCCTGCGACCGTTTCCCTACGGTTTGAACGACCGGCTGCGCGAGCAAGTCGAAAGCGTCTGAAATGAAAGTCAGGCCCAATCGTTGCTTGCCATAGAGCAGGGGCACAGGCCGCGCCTGTTGGTTCGTGTTCGCGCGTTGCGTGCTGATGCCGAAAGCCCGCTGGTCTTGAGCGGGCATCCTGTTGGTTCCGCCAAAAATGAAGCTCATCGGTTCGCCTCCGCTTCCACGGGTCGAAACACCGCCTTCAAGCATCGCTTGAAAATGGGGTCCGCCAATGTCGTGATTATCACCGCGCCCCGGTTCTGTGCATGGATGAACCTGTTCCCCGCAAGCGCGATGCCCGCATGATGCTCCGTCCGGCCAATCCGAAAGCAAAGCAGATCACCCACGCAGATATTTTTGAGTTCAAGCAATCGCTCAAAGTTCGGATTCGATTGCAGCCAGAGCAGCAACTTGGAACATTCCGCGTGCTGCCCCTCGTCCATTGAGTAGGACGGCATCTCAAATCGCTCCAGCAATCCCGCGCCAATGTAGAGTTGTGCGGCAAGGTTTACGCAGTCCACGCCCGCGCCTCGTATGCTGGCCCGTGGCACAAAAGGTGTGCCCAACCATCGCCGCGCATCCTTCTCCAGCTCCACGGCCCGGTCTGGCGTGAAATAGGCGCTCATTTTTTACCCCCTCGTGACACCGGCTGATTGTTGAACGCCTCCAAAGTCAGGTTGCGTTGCGGAACAAATTTGAAACCGCCAAAGCGCGTGAAGTTGTTGAACTTCCCAATACACGTCGCACCCTGTCCGTCGCACCCTGCCGTAATCTGGCACCATTGGCCAACGACCGCCTTCCAAAGTGGAAGGTTGAGAGTCAGCGAGACCGTCTCCGATCCCGGTTCAAAGATGGACCCAAGTATCGACCGTGGCTCATAGTCAAGATGGAATCCCGTCTCGAAGATGCCGCCCGCAAACCAGTTTAGGGTTCTTTCGCGTTCGGGATTCAAGAGGGGAAATGCCATCTGCACGCGCACAGTCGGCGTCGGATTGTCGTTGAGAATCTCAACGATGATAACGCTTGTCTCCCAATCCTGCCTCCGTAAGTCGCACGTCCCCTTGTCAAAGAGATGATAATTGCAGATCGGCTGAATCAGCGTGCGCGGCAACTTCGTGTCGAGCAGGTAGAGATTTGATGAACAATGAGCCGTATATCTCTGCCCCGTGTCTGTCACGCTCCGAACGATGCCGCGAAACCTTGTCGCCGCCGCGCCAAGGTCCGCCAAGGTTGCCTGTTGGATTTCCACGTTCAACCGCCCCCCGAACGGAGCCGGAAAGAACAGGCTCAACGGATGCGTCGGGTCCGGTTGTGCGTCGATGTCCACTGAATCAGTTTCACCGCGAGAAGTGTCCCTCACCTCGCCGTGGTTCATCGGGTGTGCCAGGTATTGGTTCTCTCCGCTCCATACTGGCCCGGCGAAGCTGGTGTAATACCAGTGCGTCAGGACCGGCGCGTCCGCCCAAAAGTGATACAGCCAGATAGGTTGCTGTCCGGTCTCCACCGCCGCATATTCCGATGGAAGTTCAACCACGTTGACGGTGCGAACCTGCCGCCATTCTTC